AGTCGGGCATTCTTATGAATGTTCATTCGGAGCGATCCTGAAAAACTGAGGTGTTGTAACTCCAGTCTCCTCGATCTGCTTCGAATGGACAACCTATGGAAAGCTCACATCTAGAGCAATTCCAGCGAAAGCATGCCCCCCGCGAAGGCGGGGGTAGGAACCGGCTTCGCTGTAGCGCGCCCTAACTTTCTGGAAAAATTGCCCGGACTTTCTGGAAAATCCAACGCCCATCCTCACCCCTTTCCGGTGATAATAAGCTCTCGCGCTCTGGTTGTATCTGTGCCGCATGTATAGCTCAGTGTCACCGGCTCAATGGTCGCCCAGGCGAAAAGCCGCCGCACCTCCGGCACGTCATTGAGCGTCAGGATGAAGCGCCCTTTGACGCCGCGCAGGGCCTCTGCCATCGCATCGAACTCCTCGCGCGCGAAAGCATTTTTGCCATAATAATCCTCCACGCCCCAATAGGGCGGGTCGAGGAAGAAGAGCGTGCCGTTGCTGTCCCACCGGCGCATGAAATCCTGCCATGGCAGGCAATCAATCGTCACGCTGGAAAGCCGCTCATGCGCCGCTTCGAGCAGCGGCACGAGCTTGGTGATGTCGAACCGCGCGGGGTCGGTGCGTGATATGCCGAACGTGCGGCCATCCACCTTGCCGCCGAAAGAGAGGCGCTGGAGATAGAGGAATCGCGCCGCCCGCTCCAGATCAGTCAGGCTATCCGGCTCCTGCGCCATCAGCCGCTCGAACTCCGCGCGGCTAGTGAGCCTCCATTTGAGCATATCGAGAAACGCCTCGTAATGCCGTTGAAGAATGCGGAAGAATGTCGCCACATCGCGGCTTTTATCGTTGATGGCCTCGACCTTGGGGCGGGCATCGCGCCGGAAGAACACCCCGCCCATACCCACGAACGGCTCGGCATAAAGGCTGTGCGGCGTGGCCGAGATCATCGGCACCAGCCGTTTGGCGAGCAGGCGCTTGCCGCCGATATAAGCCGCGACGGGCGAGACCGGCGCGACGGGGAACAAATGTGAAACGCTCATTGCATCAATCCAGAGAATCGCGTTTTGTTCACGTCCGGCGCAAGCCGGGCGTGACGGCGATGATGATGCTCCGTGCTCATCGGTGGGGGCGCGTCGCCAAACTCACCCCATGCGGGTAGAACCGCCCGTCATGCCGCTGCCGTGATGCCGAATGCCGTGCCAGTTCAATTCAACGCGCGGCGCTCAAGGCCTCGCATTACCCGTTTCCTCGAAATTGCCCGGCGGTTCATCCGGCGTTTTGGGTGGTGAAACAGCTTCCCTGATAATGGCATAGCGTGTGGATGTCAGATCAATGCTGACCATCGATGTCGGGTAGTGGAGCGTGCTGGTCGATACGCGCACGTCTTTCTTGCCGCTTGCGCCTTTCTCCCAAAGCTCCACCTCCACCTTGATGTTTGTGGTGTCCGCGTTCTCGATGCGCACTGTTTTTATCATTTGTTTTCTCCTTTTGGGATGTTAAGCCACCGTGATGCCGTAGGCCGTGGCGATGTTCTGCTCGATTGCGCGTATATCTGCCAACGGCAGAACCGAGTTGTAAAACACGATGTCGGACGGGTTGCCCACGCCGGATGCGGTTCCAGCCGTCCCGATGAGGCCCATATCCATGTTTGCGACAGTGAACGCCGCGACGGCGGATACCGGAGCAACGATCCCGGCGTTTCTGTTGATGTAGCGCGTAAAACCGTTGAGGTTTGCAACTGCTGATTTTGTCAGAGAGTAAATGAAAGGTGTCCCGGGAGCAAAATCCACTCCCCATAACTGGTTGTTGCCCGGACTGCGGGTCGTAAATCGACCCGTTCGATCAAAGCCGATCCAGTATCGGGCGCCAACGATTGTATTTATCCGGAAAAAAGTGTCCAGATTGGCAAATGCCGTCGTTGGAGCCACCCAACCGCCCAGACCGGTGATGAGGGTGAACGGCGATACGTCGGTAAACGGCCCAAGCGGAAGGCTCATGGTCGATGAATTGGTTGCGTTTTGCGTCAGCCGCCCGAGATAAACACCGTTATTGACCAGCATATGCTGGTTTGCGGAGTTTGGAATATTGACGTGTCTATTGTTGCCCGAAATGTCGTAGAGGTAGGAGACGAAACCGCTCCCTGATCCGCAATGTGCCAGTATCTGGGCTTGATTGAGCCACCGGTTGCCGTTGGCGTCCGGGGTTGACAGGGGGTAGATCGGGGCCACAGCACCGTCACTGTCACGCCTGACGTTGACGAGCGGCCCTGACCAGTTGCCGCCTGCCGGAACGCGCAGGGAATAAACAGCGCTCGCCCCTGCAAAGGGACTTACGACCGGGGCCTGCTGACCGAACCCCGTGATGCGCATGGAGGTTGCCCGGAGCCGCATCAGTTGAGCTCCGTGGTATAGAGGGTTGCCGCCGCCCCGCTCGGCCCGAAGATGACGGCGATGTTCGGGTTGGCATGCACCGAGAGGTCGAGTTCCATGCGCTCGCCGGAAGCGATGAAGAGTGAGGTTGCCGCAGCCGCCGTCTGCGCGCCGTTGCCGATCTGGATAAAGGCATCCGAGGTGCGGGCGTAGATCGTGAGAGCCCGCGCCCCGGCTGTGAGCGGCGTGTTGACGCTGGCTGCCGTGGTGGTGAGCGGACGGGAGACGCCTTGCGCCAGCAGGGTCTTGACCGCTTGCCGCCCGGATACATCCGTCAGCATGGCACGGGTGTTGGTGCCGTCCGTGCCAGCGATGACGTTGACCGTTGTGGGGGCAGCGGTTCCCGGTGTCGCGCCGGAAGCGAGCGTAACCGGCACGCGCCCGCCGGACAGGGCGGGGATACGGTCGAGCAGGGTTGTCCAGTTCGTGAGCGCGGTCGCCATGCCGAGAGCAAGGCGCTTGATCCCGGCGATGACGCTGTAGTCCCCCGTGCCATTGGCGGGAGCGGCGGCCACCGTCGTTGCACCGATATCGGCATCAATGGCGGCGAGGCTGGTGTTTCCCGTGGTTTGCAAAGCCTCCGTCGCCGCGCCGGTGGGCAGGGGGAGCGCGGTGGCGAGTTTGGTATTGACCCCCTCAACCGCCGCTTTGACGGCAAGCTGTGTCGCCTCCGTGGTGTCGGAGGAGCCGCCGCCACCGCCGCCTCCGGTGGTGCCGTCCGCGATGACGTGGGGCACGAGCACATCGACGCCGTCGATCGTCTCGACACTGACTTTGACGTTTTTCCCGAAGCTGCCGGAAAATGATGCTTTAGGCATGTCATGCCCCTCCTTGTTGACGTTGAAGATATCGCCCGCCACCAACCCGCACCCCGGCCCACATGAACCAGGCGAGCCACGGCGAGGTGCCGAGCGCGAGGGCGGCGATGCGGAATTCGCGATCCGCCCAGCGGCGGGCCTCTCGGGGCGTCATGCCGGAACGCGGAATGACGCTGTTGAAAACCCCTTGCCGGATCAGCCCGTAAAGCCAGTCGTGCAGCAGCGCGGCCCGGCCATAGGTGCCCCACACGGCGAGCACGAGGCGCAGGGCGGGCGGGATGCTCGCCCCATCCGTCTCGAACCCGGCTGGCACCTCGATGAAAAAGCCCGAACCCTTGCGCCCCACCTCGTAGCGCACGGTGTCGAGAATGCGCCACCGCTTGCCGGGCACAAGCTCTTCGAGCTTCAAGGGGCCGGTGAAGCGGCTCATAGCGTTTTCATGATGGCGTCACCCGCCGCGAAAAGCGCATCGATATCCGCCTCCGTCTTGCCGATGAGCGGCGCGAACTGCACCCAGAGCGGGTGCGAGCGCTTGTATTCGAGCGCATATTCCCAGAAGTCCTTCACGTCCTTCGGGGTTTCCGGGGCCGCAACCGCCGCCTCGATGAGGTCGCGCACGCCAAGCTGGTTTGCCGCAAGGCGGATGGCGACGGGCGAGAGCACGAGATTGGCGAGCCGCGCCGCTTCCGCCGCCGCCGCCGCTTCGGCCTCCGCCTTTTCCCGCGCGCGGCGTTCGGCGGTGGTTTCGGGGCGGGGTTCCATCGCCCATGTTTCAGCCGGGGTGACGCCGTATTCGGTGATCTCGATCGGCACCAAGCGGTTCGCCGTGCTGGCCTGCTGGTCATACCACGGGCCGGAGCCGACAAAATTGGCAACGATTTCAACTGTGCCATCCGCCTTGAGCCGGGCGGCGGTTTGCGGCGCGAGGTCGAGGCTTTCAACCTCGACGATGACGCTGTTCGGCGGCAAGGGCTGGCCGATGATTTTGCCCGCCTCGGAGATAACGTTGTTCTGGTTAGGGTAAGCGATGATTTTCATTGTGATCTCCGATCAGCGATAAACAATATAAAGACTTGACGATGTAACCGATTCGCCTGGCTCTAAATTTGTGTATGCTCTGAATGATGTTGTTGTTTTTTGATCAATAAAGACTTGTCTGTTACGCTCATTCTGCCCACCATTCAGCGTTGTTGATAAAAACCCTACAACGCTATAGCCTGTGTCAGGCTGGGCGGGGATTGTGATGTTTGTAATATGTGCGTTCAAAACCCCAGTCTGAATTATATTAAGCCCAATACCAAGGCTTGTCTTGAGCGCTACCAAGTTTAGTAGTGTATTCGGGTCAACCCACGCGGGCGGGCCACCAGCATTGCCGGTGAGAACCTTGCCCGCATTACCATAATTCGCGCCTGCAATGCCAAGCTGGCCAGCGGGGCCAGCCCGGAAGCGCTCCACCCCGCCCGTGACGAGCGCGAGCGTATCTGCCGCCGGAAAGATGATGCCGGTGTTGGTATCCGCGCTTTGTGCAATTGCGGGCGCTGCCAGCGTGCCAGCGGGCATGAGCAAGGCCCCGCTCATCGTGTCCCCCGCCTTCGCAACCTTGCCGTCCATCGCGGCTTGCGTGGCCTTGGCATCAAGCGCGGCTTGCAGGCCGGTGGTGTCGGCAATGGCGTGGCTGTGTGCCGAGGGGGTGAAGGTGGAGGGTTTATTGAGGATATTGGCCCATTCGGTGGGCGAGACAAACTGATAGGGTTGCCAGCCACCCGCTGCCAGCTTGAGATAGTGGGCAGGGTCACTCTCGGCCTTGCTGTTGTCGGACACGATATGCCCGATGGGCGCAACGGCCAAGGCCCAGTCTGCCCCGTCCCATTGCGCGATGGCCCCGGCCTGCCCGATCCACGCGCCGGTTGGCGCGGAGCCGATGATATAGGTCGCCCCCAGCACCGGGCTTGCCGGTGGTGCATTGAGCACACCATTGATGGTGAGCCATTGCGGGCGCAGCTCATGCGCCAGCGGCACCACCACATCCTCGCTCACATTGAGCGAGACATTCGCCTGCCCGGAAACCGGAAACACGATATCGAGCACCATCGAGACGATATCGCCGCCCGCGCCGAGAAACTCCACCTCCGCATGGGAGGCGATGGCGATCATCGCGCCCGCCGCGTCAAACACGCCGATCTCGCGCACCGTGAACGGCCCGGCCTCGGCGGGGATCGCCGTGCGGATGCGCCACATCGTCGGGGTGTCATTGTCCCGCGCGGAAAGCGTGACAGGGTAGGCATCGCCCACCCGGCGCACGAGGTCTGTCATCAACCGGTTCGGGGTGATGCTCGCGCCATTGCCATCCCCCACCCGCACGGTGGTGAGATTGAGCGGCGTGCCGCCGATGCTGGCAGCCAGCTTCTGCTCGCCGATGCTCGTGAGTATTCCGCCCATGTCATACCTCTCCTTTTCGCATCATCCTGCCCGAAAACCGGAACCCGCTTTTCGGGATGATGCGTTTATCCTCTCATCCGATATGTAACGCGGCTGATAATGCCCACGCCGCTGTAAACCCGTGCCGTTGTGATCATCGCCTCACGCGGGGCCGCGCGCATGCGCATCGAGACCCGCGAGACGAGGCCGATGCCGATATGCAGCGTGACGGGCGCAGGCGGCGCGATGATCTCGATGCCGATGGTTTGCGAGGCGCGCTGCGTATTGCGCACCATGCGTGTGATCTGGCGCTTGAGCCGGGGCGTCACGCCCAGGCCATCCTCCGGGTAAACCGGGGCGTCGAGCGTCACCGAAACGCGGTGCGTGCCGGGCGCGGCGGGCGGGCTCGCCTGAAACCATTGCTGCCACGCCGTAACGCGGATGCCGAGCAGGCCAAGCCCGAAGCGCACGCCCCGGATATACCCGATCTCCTTGTGAAGATCGAAGCTCGCCTTGAGCATGGCGCGGATCGTGGCATCCGGCAGGCCCGGCTCGATGAAGATATGCAGCCCGAACTCGCGGATCAGCAGCGGCAGGATGCTGGCGGGGGCAGCGTCGATCCGCTCATGCAGCGTCAGGCGGAAATCCGGTTCGGCCAGCGCCTGACGCGCCGTCTCGCCAAAAGCCACGCCGCGCGGATCACGGATCGATGCCGGGATGAGGGCCGGGGCGAACCTCACGCTCATATCAGCACCACCACGTTGACGGTGAGGCTGGTGAGGGCAAGAAACTCGTCCTCATCGAGCTGCGCGAAGTCCAGCCCGGTGATGGTGGCATTCACCACGCCGGTGAGCGCACGCACGCGGGCCTCAACGTCATGCGGGGCGATTTCCGGCGCGAGCCGCTGGCCCCATTCATTCAGGAGCGCCAGGGCGGCGGCGCGGGCATCATCGGCGATCGTGCTCGCCGCACCGCGCACCTGAAGCGTCAGAACCGGCGCAGCCGTAACGGCAACAGGGGGAAAAACCGTCACTTCATCCCCGAAGCGATTTTCAAGCGCGCGTTCGGTGTTGAATTCCGCAAGCACGGCGGCGCGCAGATCCGGCCCGGCTGGCCCGCTCGCCGTGAGCGGGTAGAGATTGATATGGCAGGGCTGTGGCCGCACCACGCCGCAATCCACCAGCGCGGACGAGGTGCCCATCGCGGTTTCGCGATACCAGGCATAGCCGCCACCGGAGGAGACGCGGTCAAACGCATTGGCGAGGCGGAGCCGATAGGCCTCGATCTCCTCGATCTCGGCCCCGCCCTCGCTGGTGGTGAGGTTTGCAACGCTCACGCCCTCGAATGGCTGTTCCAGCGTGTTGATCTGCCCCGGCAGGAGGCCGTTCGCGGCGCTGCCAGCCACAACGGCCTGCGCAGGCACATCGACGCCGAGCAACCCGGCCCGGATCGTGGCGGCGCTGATCGTCTCGAACATCACCGCCTGCGTTCCGACCCGCGTTCCGGCCGGGATGTTGAAATTCGAGCCTGCCACGCCCGAAAGCGTGAAGCGCAGGGTGGTGAGCGCCTTCGCAGCAGGCAGGCGCTGGGTGGAACGGTTGACGCCGAGCCGCTCGATATGCCCCTCGGTCGCGAATGCCACGAAATGCTGTTCGGCGGTGGCCTGCGCCTCCTCGCCCAGCAACGCCATGGCATAGGCCAGAGCCTCGATCAGCAGCATCTCCACCTGCATCGGGTAGAGCGTGCGGCCCGATGCCGCCTCGAAAAACGCGACATAGCGCGCCTTGAGCACGCCCGCATCCCGCGTGAACAGGGCAGGCGGCGCGAGCGCCTTCAGCGTGTCGAGGCTGTAGGGGCCGGGATCATCACGCCGCATGATGCCCTCCCGAACCAAAGGTCCGCGCAAGCGAAAAGTGGGAACCGGTTTTCGGACAAGAGGGCAGATGAAAAATCATCATGCAGCACTCCCTGTCAGCACGCCGGGGCGGCGCTCCTCCGGCAAAATGACGATGGTGGATTTGATGTCGCGGGTCACATCCGCGCGTTCGCGCCAGAACACCGGGAAACGGAAGTGATCCCAGTCTTCAGCGGTGACGGCCACACGCTCGACGATGATGCGCGGCTCCCAGAGGGTGATGGCGTCGAAAATCTCGCGCGTGACGAGCGGGATGGCATATTGCGGGCGCTTGTCGATATACGGCATGAGCCGCGTGCATTTTTCCGGCTGGAGCGGCACCGAACCCTTCTCGGTCAACACAATGGTGTTGATCGCCTGCACCAGATCATCGAGCACGCTGACGGTTTCGCCAAGGCCCGCGCCCGCGCCTTCATTGCGCGCGAGACGCGGCTGCCAATGCCGGTAAGGGATGGTTGCGTAGTTGACGAGCGTGCCCATGAACGCGACCTTGCGCGCGCGCGGGGCGCAGGCCAGCGGTGCAGCGCACCGCGTTAACGCGATAACTCACGAAACAGGCGGGCCGGATGGGCCGGGCGGTGCCGTGACATGGCCATGCGTCTTGTCGATCGACACGCCATCATTTTTGACATAGCCGTTATTGAGGTCGACATTGCCTTTGGTGATGATGTTGCTCGCTTCCAGCGTCAGCACGCCGGGTGTTTTGATCGTCAGCCCGCCGCCGCTCTTGTTGTAGGAAAAATCGAGGCCACCTTCGAGCATCGCCTTCATGAGCCCGCCATCGCTGGTGGGGGTTGCGTCCTTCTCGGAATAGGAGGCACCGACGATGCAGCCATCTTCGCCCTGCCAGTCCACCATGCAATTGACCTGTGAGCCGATATCCGGGGCGTTGTAGAATTTGGATTTGCCCGTGAACGGGCTGTTCCAGCGCAGCCAGTAGCTGCGCGTTCCGTCCTCATCCTCGAATGTCACGCGCGAGCGGCCCCTCGCATAATCATTCAGCAGCACGATACCGGGCTTGTAGGGGCTGTTCATCGTCATCGGTTTTCACGCTCTCGGTTTTCACGCTCTCTGTGCCGGGTTTGCAAAACCCATGCGGCCATTAGACCCCGTATCGGTTGCAGTTTTGCTGCTGCCCGTTCCGGTTGCACCCTTGACGGCGGCTTCCTTGATCTTCTCGAGCTCCATCGATGTCGTGTGGCTGGTGCGGGTGAGATGATGGCGGGACTGGCTGATGATATAGCGTCGCGCCCATTTCCCGAAGCCTGCGCCCAGCTCGATGATATTGCCTGCCAGAAACAGCGGGTCGCCCCGCATCTCGACATCGGCGGTATATTGCCTGGCGTTTTTCTTCTGCAATTCGCTCATCGCCCGGCGTTTGCCATGCGCCTCGCTCTCGAAACGTTCATTGAGGCGCAGCGTATCGCCGGTCTTGACGTCACCATCGGCCACCGAAACGGAGAGCTTCTTCTTCTTGTTACCGTCGAAATATTCGACCTTCGCCTTGGAATAGGTCTCATCGGTCTTGCGGCTCAGGCTGGCGCTGATGAAATCCTCATCACGGGTTGTTATGATGCGCACGGCCTCCCGCTCATGCAGTTTCGTCCGATCTGTGAAAATCAACTTCGTGCCGCGCACCGTGAAATAGCAGCCATATTGATCGGCGATCCGCGCGAGAAACCCGAGGTCTGTCTCCTGCCGTTGCGTGATGCGGTCGAACGTTATGGCGGGTATCTCGCCCATCACCTCGAGGCCATTTTTGGATGCAACCCTGTTTGCAATACCGTAGAGGTCGACCTGCTCATATTCGACCGTTTTTTTTGTCCGCAGGCTTTTGGTGATGGGGGCAGCCACGCCCTTGAACGAAAACGTATCGCCCTTTCGGCCAAGGCTCGCGCCCGGCTCGTCGATTTCAAAAGAGCCGCAGGGCACATAAAGGCCCATCCTGTTGGCGATGAAAAGCTCCACCGTGTCACCGTCTTCCGGGCACCAGCTGTCACGCCATTTGCCCGTATCATCCTTGACGGTAACCTCGATCTCGTCGTTCTCACCATGCTTCTTGTCGGTATAGGAGACGGAAATCACCTCGTGACCAATCGCGGTGGTGATATCAATCCCGCGATAAACGAGCTTCCAGGGCGATGCAGACATATCAGCGTTTCCAGGGCGGCAGGAGCAGCGGATCAATCGTTGCCGCATCGAGCAGCGGCACGCGGATCGTCATCCCGTATGGCAAAACAGGCGGCACAGGCACGAAATCGGCGAGAAACAGCGCCCGGTTGGCCTCGATGAGCACAGACATGCGGCTCGCATCGCCATAATAGAGATAGGCGATGCTGTCCCATCGCTCGTTGATGCCGGTCACATGCTCGATATAGCCGCTCATCACAGCACCCTGCGGATCAACTCGGCTGCCGTGCCGATGGTTTTGACGCTCCGCACGGCATCGATGCCGGAGCGGATCAACCCGGCTGCCGTGCCGAGGGCGATGGATTGCAGGAAGGCCAGGGGGTCGGGCATCGGCACCTCGACCAGCTCAACCGCGATTTTATAACGCGTCGGCGCGCCTCCGGGCCGGGTTTTGAGCGGGGTTACGGAGAGCGACTGGATCAGGAAGCGCCCGCCGGAATAGCCGCCATCCCCCGGCACGAAGGGTAGCGGGATACGGTTCGAAAACGCGGCCTTTATTTTCGAAAATTCCGCATAAACATCACAGAAGCTTTCATCGAAAAAAAACTCGATTCTGCGGGTGGTGTTGTTGTCGCCCCGGTCTTCAACCGGCTTTTTGCCATAAGCGACATCATGCTGCACAAGCTCGGCGGAGAGATCCTCCGAAAGCGCGGTCGGCCCCGTCAGGGCCTGCTCGCCAAGCGGAATATCGCCGAGAAACGCAAAGACATTCATCACGGTTTTTCCTGTTTATGCATCATCTTGTCCAAAAACCGGCATCCACTTTTGGGGATGATGCCATCAATACTTCAAACGGTTCTGGCGCGCGGTTTCGCGTTCGACAATTTTCGCGATCTGCTGCCCGAGCTCGGGCAGAACGCTTTCAAGCTGGCTTTTGATATCGCCCGCAGCACCACCCGTCAGATTGACCGAGAAATTGACGGTGATGTTCGAGCCTTCCCCCCCCCGTTCCACCCGGTGAAGCGGCGCGCGCGGGCGAGCTGCCAAAACTCTGCGCAACGCCGGGGGCATCCGGCGCAGCCCCGGCATAAGCCATGCCGGAACCGGGCAACGAGGCGGCAAGCCCGGCTGCCACCATGCGGGCGGCGGCAAAGGCGCGCGGCGCACCGGCTTCAATCGCCCCGGCGAGGGTTTGTGAAAACTGCACCTTGTCGAGATCGGAAAGCGGGCCGACCTTGGCGGGCGAATGCGGCAGGTGGTCGCGCATTTTCTGCACGGTTTGCGCAACAGCGGCAACGGCGCTTGCCGCCCCGGCGCGGATGCCAGCGGCCAGCGTTTCCATGAGGCGCACGCCATGGCTGTGAAAATCCTGCGCGGCGAGCACGGCATTGGCGGCGCTGGCCGCCTGCGTTGCTGCGGGCGGAATAGCATTGATCTGCTCATTGGCTTTGGTGGCCTGCGCGATTGTGGTCGTCACATCGACAGCTTTGGTTACGGCAGGCTGCTCTGTGCCGCCGCCAAAGCCGAGCAAACCCTTTGCACCCTCGTAAACATTGGAGATGCGGGTAAAAACACGATCGATAAAATCTGTGACCGGGGCGAAGGCAGAGGTCACCGCGCTGATCAGCGACGAGCCGAGATCGGCAAAAAAGCCGACAAACCCGTTAAAAGCGCCCTTGATCGCGTCAATCCCGGCCTGAATGCCGTTCGCAACACCATCCCATGCCGCCTTCATGGTCGATTTGATGCTCTCCCATGCCGCGCTTGTGGTGGTTTTGATGCCCTCCCACAAGCTCTCGAACATCGGGCCGAGCTTGTCCCAGTTGGTATAGATCAGCGCCGCCCCCACCGCGATGGCGGCAATCACCGCGCCGATCGGGTTGGCGATCATGGCAGCCCCCATGCCAATGAAGGCCCGTCCAGCTACCATGAATGCAACGCCTAGCGCTCGCAAAGCGGGTATTGCGGCGGCAGCCAATGATTTTATCTTTTTGCTCAAAAGCACAAACGAGAATGCGGAAATCAGTCTTAACTGCACGTAAAGATTACTTAATATCCAAGATAACCCACCTGCTTGGGCAATACCTATTTTAATGCCAAGCCAAAAACTACGCATCAAGCCGCCAACGGCAACCAGAAAACGCACCGCTTTTATCAGACCAACGATAACTCCTGAAAGCTGCGCAATCCCACTGGCAAACACCAGCGCACTGAATTTCAGCGCCGCCATCACCACCATCAAGCCCGTGAAGGCCGCGAGCGCCGTCATGATGCCCGCCGTCAAATGCGGATGCGCCTCGATCAGCCTTGTCGCGATATTGAGCCATTCCGTCAGCTTTTCGATAAAAGCCCCGACAACCGGCGCAACCGCTGTGCCCAGGGCCAGCCAGAACCCCTCCATCGCCGTGCCGAGGGCTTTCTGCTTCTCGATTGTCAGCCCCATGCGGGTGAGGAAATCCTGATCAATAACACCTGTTGCGCCGCGTGCTTTTGCAAGAATATCCTCATATTTCTTGAAATCCTGCATCAAGGCGCGCGCGCCAGCCAGCGCCTGCTTGTCGCCAAAGATGTTCTGGAGTTTGGAAGCATCGCCCCCTGTCGCCTTGTTCAGAACCTCGTTCATCGTCTCGAAAACGCGCCCAGCTTTCTTGCCTTTTTCCATCACGGCGACAATATCAATGCCAAGCTCTTCAAACGCTTTTTTTGTTGGCCCGAGCGTGATTTTGTTCATGAGATCTTCAAGCGCTACAACGGCGCTCTGATCCTGCCCCGTCTGTCCACGGATAACCTGCAGGACAGCGCCGATCTGCGCGGCGGCATCTGCGCCTTTCTGGCCCATTGCACCGAATTGCGCCGCGAGCTGGGGCAGATAATGCGCCATGCCCTTCAGCTCGAACTGGCCCTCCTTGCCGGATTGCGCCAGCGCATCGAGCGCCTTGGTCAATTCCGCACCAGGCGCAACGCCAAGGTTATTGATCAGGGCAACGGTTGTTTTCGAAAGGTCTTCCATTGAAGCCTTTGTCGCCACGGAAGCCTTGGCGATCAACTCGATCGATTGGCGGGCAGCTTCGAATTTCACCCCCCCCTCAACCAGCTTGTCCACGCCGGAGAGCAGCTCGACAGCGGTTTTATTGACGCTCGGGCCCAGCGCTTTCATCTCGTTGCCAAACGCAACCAGCTTTTGCCCTGTCAGCTCACCCTTGATGCCGACATCGGTCAGCTTGTCCTCGAACGTGGCAAAAACATTGGTTGCCTTGATCATCGGCCCGATAACGGCAGCCGCGCTCGCGGTGGCGTCAAACAGGTTGGCGCGCGCCCCGTCCTTGGCCTTGTTGATGCCCTCCTGCATTTTCGAGAGGCGGCCCAGGCCGTTTTCGAGGCGAATAATGGGCGATTATGCACTTGACGACACCACTCGGCGGGTGTACAAAAAATGCATGTCCATCGAAGCCGATATCACCCTTCTCGAAATCATGCGCCGCTTCTCGACGGAGGAGGCCGCTCGCGCCTACTTTGAGGGCATCCGCTGGCCTAACGGCGCGGTCTGCCCTCATTGCGGGAACGGCGAAAAGAATTACGCTCGAACACCGAACGCAAAAGCCCGCGTTCGCGCTGGCATGTACCTTTGCAGCGAGTGCCGCGAAACGTTCACGGTCACGGTCGGTACGGTTATGGAAAGTTCCCATATCCCGCTAAACAAGTGGCTGATCGCTTTTTACATGATGTGCGCCAGCAAGACGCAGATTTCCGCGCTTCAGTTGCAGCGTCAGCTTGAGCTTGGTTCTTACCGAACTGCGCTTTTCCTTTGTCACCGCATTCGATATGCTCTGAAAGAGACTGGCCCTTCCGGCCTGCTTGGTGGCGAAGTTGAGGTTGACGAGACCTACATTGGCGGTAAGAAACGCGGCAAGGGTCGTGGCTACGTCGGCAACAAGATTGCTGTCGTTTCCCTTGTCGAGCGCGGTGGTGACGTGCGTTCGACGGTTGCCGAGCGCGTGACCGGCAAGACGATCGACACGCTGTTGAAGCGTCACGTTGCCGAGGACGCTCACCTCAACACCGATGAGTCCCCTCTCTACAGGAAGGCAGGAAAAGGCTTTGCCTCTCACTCGACGGTCAATCACTCGGCCGAGGAATATGCCTATTACGATTACCGCACGAAGCGGACGGTGACGACCAACACGGTCGAAGGGTTTTTCGGCAACAGCAAGCGGAGCCTTGACGGCACGCACCATCAGGTGAGCCGCCAGCACCTTCACCTCTACACCGCCGAACTCGATTTCAAGTACAACACACGCAAATCGACCGATGGCCAGCGCACGGCTACCGGCATTCGCCGCATTGAGGGCAAGCGGTTGATGTATCGGCCAAGGGCAGCGGTCTGATGGCCCGCACACGCGTTTCTGAGGTCCGTGCGGAGCACCTGCTGACAGAGCTTTTAGCGTCACAAGGATGGGATTGCCGCCGCCCTCCCAACGGAGAGATGCTGCGCCAACACGAGTATAAGGATCATTCTCACCTTCGCGATGTTTTCTTCCGCCGCAGCAAGATAACGATGATTGGCCAGGGCCTGCCAGAGGCCGTGGTAGTTGATCGGCAGTCGCTTCAACCCCTTCTTGTCATCGAAGCCAAAGCCTCCGTTGGTGATCTAGATAAGGCGGTTCGCGAAGTCACCGGCATTTACGGCAAAGCCTGCATTGATGCTGGGTATGCGCCGCTTGCTGTTGCTGTTGCAGGCACTAGCGAAGATGAGTTTGCTGTCCGAGTGTTCAAGTGGGATGGGTCCGCTTGGAAGGTCGCGACCTATGAAGGCAACCCGATTGGCTGGATACCAAATCGGGTTGATGCCGACCGTTTACGGGTGCCTGCCGCTACGTCAGAGCTTCGGCCATCTATCCCAAGCCCCGAAGTGCTTGCTGACCGGGCCGATGAGATTAACCGACTCTTGCGAGAGTCCAACGTCAATGACAGGTCCCGTCCCAGTGTCGTCGGCGCGTGTATGCTGGCGCTTTGGCAGTCAAAAGGGAAGCTCCGAAAAGATCCAGAATATATCCTGTCTGACGTCAATCAAGCATGTGAGCAGGCTTTTTGGAGGGCCGGAAAAAACGTTCTGGCAAAGAGCCTTCACGTTGATGAGGCCAATGAAAAGCTAGCGGTAAAGGCTCGCAGAATAATCAGCATTCTGGAGCGCTTGAACGTCTCCGTTTTGACCGCTGAACACGATTATCTCGGCCAGCTATATGAGACGTTCTTCCGATATGCAGGCGGCAACACAATCGGGCAGTATTTTACTCCCCGCCATGTCGCAAACTTCTGCGCTGACCTTATCGGTGTCACCCGCGATGATGTGACATTGGACCCCACGTGCGGAACAGGCGGATTCCTGATCGCAGCCATGGAGCGTGTGCTACGCGAAGACAAAATCTCACGAACAGACATGGTGAAGCTGGTCAGCACCCGTTTGATTGGTTTTGATGACGAGCCCGTCACTGCCGCGCTTTGCGTCGCCAACATGATTCTTCGCGGCGACGGTTCTTCGAGCGTCCACCGTGGCGATGCATTCTCTGCACCTGAATATCCGATCGGGGCAGCGACGGCGGTTCTTATGAACCCGCCCTATCCTCACAAGAAGACCGATACGCCCACCGCAAGCTTCCTGAATCGTGGATTAGAAGGGCTAGCGCAAAGCGGAAGGCTTGCGGCTGTCATACCCCAATCACTGCTCACCAAGGGTGGTGCGGTGAAAAAGTGGCGTGTTGGACTACTCTCAAGGCATACGCTTGAGGCTGTAATACAGATGCCAGATTATTTGTTCCAGCCTTATGCAAGCGCCACGACTGCAATCCTGTATCTACGCAAGGGTATCCCACATCCGAAGAAGAAGCGCGTCTTCTTTGCTCGGGTGAGCAATGACGGTTTCAAGCTCAAAAAGGGCGTGAAGATCGCCTGCGATGGCGATGAGTTGCCCAAGGCGCTTGAGCATTTCGAAGGCGCTCAAAGCGAAGAAGGTTTTTCGGGCTGGTCTTCACTCGACAACGAGTTGAGCTTCGCACCTGGCGCATACATTCCGGCGCGGGAGATGACCGGGGCTGAGGTGGATTCGGGTGTGCGTGAAGTGATCCGTGGTCGGACCGCATTCGCCGCCCTTCATGCCGCCGAGCTTGTCACGCTTAACGCTGAAAACCCGATTGATCTTCGCAAAGCGCGCAAAGCAACCCCCCTAGGTACGCCCAAGACTGAGACGATTGGCGAGTATTTTGAAATCCGTTACGGCCAGAAGGCGCTGCATAGCAAGGAAGGCCTGCTCCCAGGGCAATCGCTCGTGATTTCATCTAGCGGCATGGATAATGGGTGTTACGGATTCTTCGATTTTGAAGACATTCTAGCCCCGCCATTCGTTACGGTTCCCAGCACCGGCTCAATTGCAATCGCGCACGTTCAAGAGTGGCCATGCGGGGTGACTGATGATTGTCTCCTGCTATCTCCGAAAGAGGGCACACCGCACGCGATGCTCTATATTGCCGCTGCTACCATCCGAAATGAGAAGTGGCGCTTCAGCTATGGGCGGAAGGCTACGCCAGCGCGCATTGCAGACTTTCCTCTTGCCCATGATGGTGAACTTGTGGAGCGAGTTACGGATTATCTGGAACGCGCCGCGAAGGTCGAAGATCAGGTGATCGCCGATGCGGAAGACGCGTTCGATAGCCAGACTGCCCGAACGCGGCTTGCAGACTTGAAGGTTGGGAGAACCAAAGTCGTATCGGGAGCCGAACTAGAAGCACGACTTGCAGCCATGATGGACGAGTAGAGCCGTGCCATACGTCGGCTTCGCTTTTACTGACGCGGCACTGGATTTTTTGGAGACTTTGCCGCCGAAAATACGGAGGCAGGTGACAAAAAAAGCGAAGGCCCTACATGTCAATCCCCACCCGTTGGGGTCTAAAAAGTTGCAGGACGTTGAGACGACCGATGGAGAGGCTGTCTATCGCGAGAGGTCAGGCGATTACCGCATTCTTTATATCGTACGAAGCAAGCCGGCTGAGGTGCTGATCCTCGATATCGACCACAGGAAGGACGTTTACAAAATGCCGAAAACAAACCCAGAGCCTACCGACGAGCTCCGTATGAAGCAGGGCAAATTCGACGATCTGATGCGTAATGCTCTTGGCGTTCCGACTCCCGTCGATAAGCCGAAAAGCGATGCCCGCGTCGCTAATGACGTGCCGACCGAAGAGAAGCGGCTTAGCGCGTTCCCACCAAAGCATCGGCAAAGCTGAGTTTCATAAGAAATAGCCGCTGCGGCCTTAAAACTGAAATTGGCCTTGGTGTCGTCAAGTGCATAATCGCCG